TATTTTCAAAGAAGCTAATTTTAGTGAGAAACTAACAGAGATGTTTGGAGGTGATACTAGCAAAACTTCATTAATGGATTTGTTTGGTGGTGGATTCACACAAGGTGGTATGTCAAATAATAAGGGTTTATTTAGTAATAAACCTAAGTTTAGTAAAGGACAAGGAAGTTATGAGGAACAAGCAAGAGTTAGAAGGGTAACAGAACAAAGAAACCAAGCAAGAAGAGAGATCAATGCAAAGACTACAGAGATTGTACAAATG